GCATTAGCTTGTATGCAAAAGCTGATGGTGAATATGACTATGACAGTGCTAACGAATTGCTGACTACCTATAAGCAGTTGAAAGGCATTAAGGCAAAACAGACGAACGAAGCAGGGGAAACCCAGCGTAAGTCTAATCTTAAGGCGGCAAGTGTTGATGTAGGCGGTACTGGTGAATCTGGAAAACGAGTCTATCGAAGGGCAGACCTTATTCGGCTGAAGATGCAAGACCCTGCTAGATACGATGCCTTAAGTGATGAAATCATGTCGGCATACGCAGAAGGTAGAGTCAAGTAACCCTAACTTTTGATTTTTTGGAGTACACAAATGGCAACATCATTTTCCCCTAGTAACTCAGTTACTACCACCACAGCGGCTAATTTCATCCCTGAAATTTGGTCAGACGAAATCGTAGCCGCCTACAAGAAAAACCTTGTGATGGCAAACTTGGTTATGAAGATGAACTTCAAAGGCAAGAAAGGTGACACTGTTCACATTCCTGCACCTACTCGTGGTTCTGCTTCTGCCAAAGCCGCTGAGACAGCAGTCACTTTGATTGCCGCCACAGAGTCTGAAGTCCAAGTGTCTATCAACAAGCACTATGAATATAGCCGCTTGATTGAAGACATCGTGGAAGCACAAGCTCTGAACTCTATGCGTCAGTTCTATACCTCTGATGCTGGTTACGCCTTGGCTCGTCAAGTTGATACCGACTTGATTCAGTTGGGTCGTTCCGCTAATGGTGGTACTGCTGGTTCTGCCGCATACGCTGCCGCCTATATTGGTGGTGATGGTACAACTGCTTATGTTGCCGCAAGCAACAATGAGTCAGCATTGACCGATGCCGCTATTCGCAGAACTATTCAGCGTTTGGACGATAACGACACCCCAATGGATCAGCGTTTCTTCCTGATTCCTCCTTCTAGCCGTAACACTTTGATGGGTCTGGCTCGCTACACCGAACAAGCATTTGTCGGTACTGGTGACGCTATCCGCACTGGTGAAATCGGTAACCTGTATGGCATCCCTGTCTTCACTTCTAGCAATGCTGATACCACTTCTGGTTCTGGTGCGGCTCGTGTGTGCTTGATGGGTCATCGTGATGCTATGGTCTTGGTTGAGCAAGTGGGCGTTCGTTCACAAGTTCAATACAAGCAAGAATACTTGGCAACACTGTTCACAAGTGACACTCTGTATGGCGTAGCCGCCTTGCGTAGTGCCGCTTCTGTTGGTGCGGCTAAGTCTTCTGCTATGTTTGCTTTGGCTGTGCCAGCCTAATTGCAGTTGTCCCCCCTGCCCTAGTGGTAGGGGGTCTTTTTTAAACTAAATTAGGAGTAATCAAAATGGCAACCGCTTCAGCAGTAGTAACACGCAGAGGAAATGACCAATTCCGTGGCTTGTTTTCAGACACTTGGGCTGTCAAATGCACATTGAACCCCGGTTCTTTGGCAGATGGCGTAGGTGAAACCGATGATGTGACAGTTCCCGGTGTTGCCTTGGGCGACATGGTAATTGGAGCATCTTTGGGCGTGGATTTGGTTGGCATCACTGTCACTGGCTATGTCAGTGCCGCTGATACTGTCAAATTCCGTATCCAAAACGAGTCAGGTTCAACTGTGGACTTGGCATCTTCTACTATGCGTCTCGTAGTAGTTCGCATGGTTTAAGTGATTGGGGGGCTAGTCCCCCCTTTCTTATTTTGGGGGTTTTATGGCTACTTTTAAGTGTCTGCAATCAGGCAATCTTGTGACTTTTCATAATCAAGTTGACATTGATTCGATGAAAGGTCATCAAGGTTATGTGAGGGTAGATGAAGTAGAAGTAACCATAGAATCTGTAGAATCAGAAATCAGAACAGATACCGCCTTTCGTGCGCCTGTCATCCCCACAATTAAGCGTATGGGAAGACCCAGAAAGGTAGTTTTAAATGTCTGATGAATTTGGCGCAAGAGACTTTGGCAAACTAGAGGCTCAAGTCGAGGCTTTACAGAAAGAAATGCACATTCTTAGTGCAGATGTAAAAGCCTTACTAGAACTTGCCAATAAGTCAAAGGGAGGCTTTTGGATGGGCATGACCATAGCCTCATTTGCTGGTGGCGTGATTACTTTCATTGCCGATAGGTTGTGGAAATGAAAGAAGGACTCTTATCAGGTCAAGTCTGTCCATTGCCTACTCAGGACATCGAACTTAACCTTAAGAACCGCAACAACGCTTTCAAGAACTTTGGGTATGGCGCACCAGACCCCAATCTTCCAAATCATGCGTTTTGGCTGAAAAAAGCCAAGATGTACAACGCTACTGTTGATGATGTCAAACAGATGCGTTGCGGTAACTGTGCCGCATTCATTCAAACCCCAAAAATGATGCAGTGCATCAAAGATGGTCTAGAAAAAGGTAAAAGCTCAGAAAATGAGCTTGATTACGATCAGCAGTTTATTGATGCCGCTGATCTGGGATTTTGCGAGTTATTTCACTTTACTTGTGCCGCTTTGCGTACCTGTGATGCTTGGAAATCTGGTGGTTCAATCAAGAAAGACTAAGGAGAAACCCTATGAAGAAACCCACAATGGCTCAGAAAAAGGTTGGAAAAGTCATGCACGAGTACAAAGAAGGAACTTTGCATTCAGGCTCTAAAAAAGGCAAAGAAGTGACTTCTCGTAAACAAGCAATTGCTATTGCTCTGTCTGAAGCAGGAATGTCCAAGCCAAAAAAGAAGATGAAATGAAGCAAGGACTCTACGCCAACATTCATGCCAAACAAGCCAGAATCAAAGCAGGGTCTGGCGAGAAGATGCGTAAGGTAGGTAGCAAAGGTGCTCCTACTGCTGAAGCCTTTAAACAGGCGGCAAAGACTGCAAAGAAACCTAAAAAGGTGAAGTAATGAAAACTCCAGCTTGGCAACGCTCCGAGGGCAAAAATCCCAAAGGGGGATTGAATGCCAAGGGGAGAGCATCTTATAATGCAGAAACTGGTGGCAACTTGAAAGCACCAGTAAAGTCGGGGGACAACCCTCGCAGAGCAAGTTTCTTGGCTCGCATGGGCAATATGGCTGGTGCAGAGTACAAGGATGGTGAACCGACAAGACTGCTTCTTTCGCTGAAAGCATGGGGTGCATCCTCAAAGGCTGACGCAAAGGCAAAAGCTAAAGCTATATCCGCAAGGAACAAAGCGAAGGCAAGCAGATGACATACTTAGAACTTGTAAACGATGTTTTAGTCAGGTTACGAGAAGAAACAGTTGCTACTGTTTCTGAAACTACTTACTCGTCTCTGATTGGTAAATTTGTTAACGATGCAAAGCGTCAGATTGAAGATGCCTTTGCATGGAATGTGCTTGGCACAACCATTACTCTTAGCACTACATCAGGCACATACTCTTATGCTTTGACAGGTGCTGGTCAAAAATTCCAAGTTCTTGATGTATTGAATGTCACAAGCAACATTCGCATGAAGAACATTGATTTTGCAACCATGAACAGGTTTCAGAATTTCTCTACTCCTGTTAATGGAATCCCTGCCTATTACGCATTTGATGGTGTTGATGGTAGTTATGACACAAAGGTCACAATTTATCCTCGTCCTGATGGCGTGTATAGCATTCCATTTAGTCTGACAGTTCCTCAAGCCACATTGTCTTCTGACTCAACTGTTGTCAAAGTTCCTGACACATTGGTTGCTCAGAATGCTTATGCTCGGGCTTTGGTTGAGCGTGGTGAAGATGGTGGTCTGTCTTCATCTGAGGCTTATTTACTCTACAAAGCCATGCTATCTGACTACATTGCTTTGGAAGGCACTCGCTATCCTGAGAATCAGGAGTTTGTGGCAGTATGAGCCAACTATCTTGTAATTTTTGTAAAGAAGAAAAAGATAAAAGCCTTTTCCCAAAGGCTAATGGTAAGTCTCGTGGATACGCATGGGTTTGTAAACAATGTAAAAAAGAAATTAGAATTGCAAAACATAATTCAATGACAGTAGATGCCGTAAAAGCTCAAAATAAAAATTATTGGCTTAAGACATCTTATGGAATAACTTTAGATGAATTTAATATTAAATTAAGAAATCAAAATCACAAGTGCGCTATTTGTGGATGTGACGAGACTGAAGCATACAGTCAAAAATTATTTGTTGACCACTGTCATGCAACAAAAAAAGTTCGTGATTTATTGTGTCATTCTTGCAATGTAGCTATTGGTAATTTTAAAGATTCAACAGAAAATTTAAAAAAAGCCATTGCGTATTTGGAGAAGCATAAATGAGTCAACAAATTCAGACTTTTTCAATTAGTGCGCCAGGATTTTTTGGACTCAATACTCAAGACTCGCCTCTTGATTTGAATGCTGGATTTGCATTGGTTGCGACTAATTGCATCATTGACCAATATGGTCGTATTGGTTCACGCAAAGGATGGTCAAGAGTTAATTCTTCTTCTGGAAACCTTGGCGCAAATGATGTCAAAGTCATTCATGAATTGGTACAAGCTGATGGCTCTTTGACTGTATTGTTTGCTGGAAACAATAAGATATTCAAGTTGGGTTCAGGTAATGCAGTGACTGAACTCACCTATGGAGGTGGGGGTACTGCACCAACTATTACTGCAAGCAATTGGCAGTGTGCATCTTTGAATGGCATTACCTATTTCTTCCAAACCAACCATAACCCATTGATTTATGACCCTGCTGTATCGACTACGACATACCGCAGAGTTTCAGAGAAAACTGGTTATGCCGCTACAGTTCCTGATGCTGACATTGTGATTTCAGCGTTTGGTCGTTTATGGGCGGCTAATACATCATCAATTAACTCTACTGTTTACTTCAGTGATTTGATTTCAGGTCATGTGTGGTCAACAGGCACTGCTGGCTCATTGAATGTAAACAATGTGTGGGTGAATGGTGCTGACCAGATCACTGGTTTAGCGGCTCACAATGGTTTTTTGTTCATCTTTGGTAAGCGTCAGATTCTTGTTTATCAAGGTGCAACATCTCCATCAACCATGTCAATCAGTGACACTGTTGAAGGCATTGGTTGCATTGCTCGTGACAGTATTCAAACCACAAGCACTGATGTGTTGTTTTTGTCAAACTCTGGTGTCAGATCGTTGATGAGAACGATTCAAGAGAAGTCTGCGCCTGAAAGAGACTTGTCAAAGAATATTCGCAATGACTTGATGGGTGCTGTGGCTGGTGAGACATTGACAAACATCAAGTCTGTGTATTCAGAGCGTGAAGCCTTTTACTTGTTGACAACCCCTAGCATTGATACAACTTGGTGCTTTGATACCAAAGCCTATTTGCCTGATGGTTCTGCAAGGGTGACTACATGGGATTCAATCACGCCTAAGTCTTTCTTGTCTCGCAGAGATGGAAGTCTTTACATTGGCAAGAATGGGTACATTGGTTACTACAATACTTATCAAGATTACGATACTTCATATCGTATGTTGTATTACACAAACCATGCTGACCTTGGTGACCAGAATGTGACTTCAATTCTGAAGAAGCTGTCAACAGTGGTAATTGGTGGCTCTAACCAAGTTGTGACATTCAAGTGGGGATTTGACTTCAAGACAAACTATTTGTCTGCAAGTGCAACCATTCCAACTCAGAATGTCTATTACTATGGTGTGGCAGAGTATGGCGCAAATGCCACAACAATTGCCTACTATTCTGATGGTGTTGCATTGCAAACATTGACAGTTCCTGCAACTGGAACAGGTAAGGTTGTGCAAACAGGTTATGAATCAGACATCAATGGTTTTGCCTTGTCTATTCAGAAGATTGAGATTCAAGCCAAAAATGGCAAGATGAGTTAAAGGAGAATTATTGTGACTGATTACACCAAGAGTACGAACTTTGCTACAAAAGACAATTTGTCTTCTGGCAATCCATTGAAGATTGTCAAAGGTACTGAGATTGATACTGAATTTAACAATATTGCGACTGCTATTGCAACCAAGGCAGATTTGGCAAGTCCTACTTTTACTGGTACGCCAACACTACCAACAGGAACGATTGCTGTCACCCAATCATCGACTGATAGCAGTACAAAGATAGCAACAACTGCATTTGTTCAATCTGTTGCACAAGTATTGTTCCCAGTAGGTGCAATTTATTCTGCGACTGTTTCTACTAACCCCAGCACATTGCTTGGATTTGGAACATGGACTGCATTTGGTGCTGGTCGTGTATTGATTGGTGCTGGTACTGGTGGTGGGGCAACCTACACCGCTGGTTCAACTGGTGGTAGCAAGGATGCAATCACTGTTAGCCACACCCACACTGCAACTGTTACAGACCCCGGACACTTGCATACGCAAACTGAATATAACCAACCCGGCATTGGTAATGCTGGTGGCGGTGGTGCAAGGGTGAATGCTCAAACAGCTAATACTGGAACAGCCACTACTGGAATTAGTGTTGCTGTGAGTACAACTGGTTCAAGTGGTACAGATGCAAACTTGCCTCCTTATGTTGTTGTGTATATGTGGCAAAGAACTGCGTGAAATCGTTTGAATGTGAAAAATGTGGACTATGTTGCAAGAAAGTAAATTGTATGCACCTGACTAAAGACAATTTGTGCAGTATTTATGAAACAAGACCGCTTGTTTGCAACATGGACAAAGGGTATGAAGTTTTCTTTGCCAAAGTGATGAGCAAAGATGACTTTAACAAGATGAACAGAGAAATCTGTGTGACTTTAATGAAACAGGAGAAATAAGATGATTCCTGCACTTATTGCGGCTGGTGCAAATTTACTTGGCGGCTCAATGCAAGCCAAAGCTACTAGAGATGCGGCTAATACTTCTGCACAAGCTCAACTTGAATCTGCTCGACTAGCGGCTGAAGCGGCTAAGTTTCGTCCTGTAGGGGTAACTACTAGGTATGGTAGTTCTCAATTTCAATTTAATCCACAAGGCTACCTAACTGGTGCTGGTTACACAGTAAGTCCTGAATTAAAGGCTTATCAAGACCGCCTACAAGCACTGACTGAGCAAGGGTTAACCCAAGCAGAACAAGCACAAGCTCAGTATCAGCCATTAAGTACTGCGGCTACAGGGTTGTTTGGATTGGGTCAACAGTATTTGGCTCAAAGTCCTGAACAAGTAGCGGCTCAGTACATGGCACGACAGCAAGATTTGCTTGCACCTAGCCGTGAGCGTCAATATGCTCAGTTGCAAAACCAGTTGTACCAAACAGGGCGTGGTGGATTGTCTATAGGTGCTACAGGTGCTAGACCAAGCGGTGCGGCTGGATTGGGCGCAACAACTCCTGAGATGGAAGCCTATTACAACGCATTGGCGCAACAAGATGCGGCATTAGCGGCTCAAGCTCAACAGGCTGGTCAGCAACAGGTGGCATTTGGTACAGGATTGCTTGGTCAGGGTGCTGGACTACTTGGACAGTATCAAGCTGGTCAGGTTGGTGCGTTGAGTCCATTTAGCACATATTTGGGTGCTGGCTCTACCATTGAGCAACTTGGTCAACAGCCTTTGGATATTGGCGCACAGTTGGGTGGTAAGACTGCTACTGCTGGTCAGAATGTTGGTCAGTTCTTGTATGGTGGTGGAATAAATGCCGCAAGAGCAATACAAGGTGGTGCTGGTGGCAGTGGGATTGGCACTGGTTTGATGGGATTGGCCAATAATTCTGCTGTACAAGAAGCATTAAAAGAATATTTTAATAAGCCAAGTCCTTATGTTGCTAACACAACAGCATCAGCATTTGGTGACACTACTGGGTACACTTTTAATGATGCTGGTTATGCACGACCAGTAACTTTGTTTTAAGGAGTAAATCATGAATACACTTTTCTCTGAAGAAATATCTCCAAAACAAGTACCAAATTATTTTACTCACACACAACCAAAAGAATTTCTTATGGACAGTATTGTTGACCCATCTGTTATTCCAATTGACCAGTCATTGAAATTAACACCTACAGCATATGTGCAAAATCCTATGGTGTTTGAGCCAATGAAGTCTGCACAACAACCATCTATTGTTGGTGGCTTGTTCAATCCTGAGTTGCGTAGTGCGGCTGAAGCTGATTATTTGCAAAGACGACAAGATGCAATGAAAAATGAAGCAATGGCATTTGCTCAACTGACTCCAGCACAACAAGCACAATTTGGCTTCTATCGTGGTGGTCAACAGTTGGGAGATGCTATTGGTGGTGCTTTGGGTGGGCAAGACCCTCAATTACGCATGATTAGTTTGCAACAGCAAATTTTGAGTGAACTTGACCCAAGTGACCCTCAACAACAACTATCAATTGCTCAAAAGTATGCCAGAACTGCGCCTGAATTAGCTATGAAAATTGCTGATTCTGCTCGTAAGTCATTATCTGAATTAGCATTAATCGCACAACGACAGCGAGAAAAACAAGGAGCAGACCCATTTCAACAATTAGTTCGTTCTGGAAAATATACTCCTACAAGTCTGTCTAAATATCAGTCATCTGGGGATATTGCTGATTTGGAATTGATTGAAAAAGTAAAAGATGATGTTGTTGTCGTAGGAAATGCATTAGTTTCAAAATCAACAGGAAAGCCAATTTATCAAGGGGAAAAACCTGATAAATATTCAGCTTTTGCTCAAGAACTTATAGATGCTGGACTTCAGCCGGGCACTGAGCCATTTGAACGCAGAATGCTTGATTACATTAATGAAAAAACTAAAGGTGCTGGCAAAGGAACTGGTAATGTAACTATTGGTGCAATAACTGTTGATACTGGTTCAGCGGCTAAAGCGGCAGGTAAGATTATTGGTGAAAATGTTGCAAATATTGAAAATCAATATTCATTGTTAACAGGTGTAAATGATGCTGTTAAATTGATTGATAAAGGTATTTATGCTGGAGCATATGGCCCTGAAAAAGGATTTGTTGCTAAATTTACTGGTGGAGTGATTGGCGACCCTAAAAAGGTTCAAAACACTGAAGTATTTATGTCAAATATCGGAGAAATTGTTATTCCAAGACTTCAACAATTTGGGGGCAATGATTCTAATGAAGAACTCACATATTTAAGAAAAGTTGTAGCAGGAGATCAGCGTTTAGAGCCAGAATCAATGAAGCGCATTCTTGCTAGTGCTGAAAAGAAAATTAGAAATAATATTGCTCGACTACAAAAACAAGCTGAATCTGGAAAATCTGGTGCTGAGTTACCACTTACTCCAATGAATGAACCTTTGCCAATTCCAAAAGCCACTAAAAGATATAACCCACAAACAAAAAAACTTGAAGTTGTAACTGGAGAATAAAATGCCAATCTATGTACAAGTAGGTAATGATGTTGTTGAATTCCCAGACGGAATGACTGATGAGCAAATTGCTCAAGCTATTTCTGGAGAATCTCAAGTTACTCCGCCATCTTCTGGATTTTTGATGGGCTTAAAAGACCCAATCACTGGTGGCGCACAATTATTACCTCGTGCTTTGTCTGGTATTACTTCTGGTTTTGGAGCATATGAAAATCCTGTTAGTGAGTTTTTTTCAGGAGAAGCAAAACGCATGGATGAACTGGCTCGTGCAGAAGAATTAGCGTATCAAAAACAACGGCAAGCCAAGGGAGAAACTGGTATTGATTTTCCTCGGTTGACAGGAAACATATTAAATCCTGCAACTATGATTCCTGCTGGTCGTGCGGCTCAATTAGCTCGTGCAAAAGGTTTTGGAACTGCTGGACAAGCAGTTGCAGGAGGCGCAGTCAGTGGAGCAACTCAACCAGTTACAGGCGAGGGTGAATTTGGAACTCAAAAAGCAGAGCAAGTTGGAATAGGAGCAGTTACTGCACCTATTGGAGAAAAAGTTGTATCTGGAGCGGCAAAGGTATTAAATCCACTTGTTTCTAAAGCAGAAAAGACAATGCGTGATCTTGGTATTACGCCAACAACAGGACAAACTTTAGGTGGACAATTTGGTACGCTAGAAGAATTTGCTCAAAATTTGCCTTTGATTGGCGAAAGCATTAGTAATGCCAGACAGCGTACCTTGTTTGATTTTAATAAGGGTGTTATCAATAAAGCACTTGATAAAGTTAAAGATAAACTTCCAGCAGATGTTATTGGTAGGGATGCCATTACATATGCTTCTGACCAAGTATCAAATAAATATGATGAAGTTCTTGCAAAAATGTCTTTTGATTTAGATTTTGCAACTACTAGCAATATTCTTTCTGCATTAAGTAAAAACTCAAATTTATCAGCAAATCAAAGACAAGAAGTTGCACAAACACTAAATGATATTGTGTTGAGCAAATTTGCTGGTCAAAAATTAGATGGTCAAACATATAAAGGTATTGAGTCAGATTTACGCAAAAAAGCAAGTAAATATTTAAATAGTCAAACTGCTTCAGAACAAGAGATTGGAGAAGCCTTAAGCGATGTTTTAGGAGTATTGAAAAAAGAACTTTATTCTCAAAATCCAAAACAAACACCGCAATTACGAAGAATTGATAGTGCTTATAGTGATTTGTCTGTGATTAATATTGCGGCGGCTAATTCTGGTGCTCCAAATGGTGTTTTTACTCCTAAACAGTTTTCAACTGCTGTAAGACAGGCTGACAAAACAAGAAATAAATCAGCATTTGCTAAAGGCAGAGCAAAGAGCCAACAAATATCTGATGCGGCTGTTGAGGTTTTAGGAGATCAGTCAAAAGCTACATTAGAAGGAAATATTGCAACTAGAGTTGCTGGTGGATATGGTATGTTCACAGAGCCTTTAATTGCGGCTGGTTTAGTGACTGGAATTCCTACAATGTATAGCCCTGCTGGTCAGCGTGTAATAGATGCCTTATTAAGATCAAGACCAGATTTAGCCAGACAAGCTGGTGGATTAATGACTCAATATGCACCTGAAGCAGGATCGGTAATTTTGCCAAGTTCAGTTTATGAATACAACAAGGCAGAGCGTATTCCGCCAGAACTTACATTTCCAACTGATGTTCCTAACTAATTGAGGACACAAAATTGACCCAATCACCATCTGTTTCATGGCGGCTGGTCTGGTCAAACAGATTCAAGCTGGCTGTGACCTGTACAAGCAAGCCAAAGAGTCTTTTGTTGAAGTCAAGAAGACTGCTGATGATGTCACCAAGATATATAAGGAAGTTACTGGATTTTGGAGTAACTTGCGTAAACTCTTTGGCTCAAAGCCTAAGCCTCAAGTTGCAAAGCCTGTGGCGAAAAAGAAGGAAACCTTTGTTGCAGTTGACGAAACCCAAGTCAAAGTTGATATTGTCAAGAATCTGACTGAGTTTTTCAGACTTCAGGAGCAGTTAGCGGCACATATCAGAGAGGAAGAAGAAAAGAGTTTGACTGTCTATGACCCTGACCAAAACCACATGGAAGCGGCTCTAAAGAGGGTGATGGCACAGCAAGAGATGGACAGGTTGGTAGTGCAGATTCGTGAATGTATGGTGTATCAAAGCCCTCCTGAGATGGGCGCACTGTACTCTGAAGTCTTCAGCATGAAGGACAAGATTGAGGAGGAGCAGACTCAGGCGAGATTGAGGCAAGAAGCGATCAAGAGGCAAGAGACATGGCTACGCAAAGAGGAGGAAAGAAACCTACAAGCAAAGCTAGGAGCAGTGGTAGTGACTTCTATATTCCTCCTTTACCTGTGGATGTGGTTCGTGTTCGTAAGCCATTGGGGGAAGAAGTAATGGGCTGGATTGCGGCTTGCGTACTGATTGCTTTATTGTTGCCTTTGATGGCTTTTCTTTATCTTGACATTCTTGAAGTTAAAAATGACTCTAAGGCGCAAATTGAAAAGGTTGAGAAGTTGAGAAGACAGGTTGAACAAAAAGAGAGGGAGAAAGAGAAATGAGATTGCTTTGTTGTATTGCTCTTGTGTTGTTGGTTGGATGCCAAGATCGTTTTAGGTATCCTTGCCAAGACCCTCAAAATTGGGAAAATCAGGAGTGTAAACATCCTATTTGCGTTGCCACTGGGACTTGTCCTGAGCAACTTGTTAAACCTGAAGTGGAGAAAAAATAATGCCTACAGTTGTAATGAACAAAAACTCTCGCATGACTGCTGAAGAAATTGAGGTCAGAATTTGGGCAATGGTGATTCTTGCTCTTTTGATTGTTTTGGTAGGTTCTATGGGTATGTTCTTGTACTCTGTGACCTATGTAACTCAGCCCATGTCAGGCATGGCTCCGATTGATAAGGTTTATACACAGCAAATCAGCACCATTATGGTGTTTGTCACTGGTGTTTTGGGTGGCGTGGCTGGTCGTTCTGCTGTTTCAGCCAGTGCCAAGGCTATTGCCAAGGCTCAGTCAGACGATGGTGACGAGCCTAAGCTGGAAGCCAAAGAATGAGTTTACTGAATCCTTGGGTGCTTTTGGGCATCATATTGGCGATTCTGAGTAGCTTTGGCGGTGGTTATTACAAGGGTGGGCAAGACGAGTTTGCCAAACAGCAAATGGAGATTGCCCGACTTAACCAAGAAGCTAGGCAAAAGGAACAGGCACTGGTGACAGCGGTACAAAATCAAGCAAATGAACTGGTAAAGGCAAACAGCAATGCAAAAATTGTTATTCAAAAGCGGAATTCTGACATTGACTCTGGTGCTCTCAAGTTGCGGATTCCTGTCAAAACGCCCTCCTGCCCAACCTTATCAGCCACCTCAGATGCCCCCATTGCCGAGCGATCTGACCCCCCAACAGCCGAACTTCAGCCAGAGACTTCTAGAGCTATTCTCGCCATCGCAGACGAAGCCGACCTCACAGCCAGAAAACTTAACGCCTGTATCGCCACCTACAACCAAGTCAGAGAAATGATTAACCAGAAGGAGAGCAAATGAACAGTGAACAGTTAGCCCAAGCATTAAAGATAACGCCTATTAAGGCAGAGGAGTGGATAGATGCAATCGATGAAACTTTTGATCGGTTCGACATTTCAACGCCTGAAAGACAGGCTTGTTTCTTGGGGCAATGCGCTCACGAAAGCGGTGGATTCACTGCTCTCAAAGAAAACCTGAACTATAGTGCAGAGGGTTTGACAAAGGTTTGGCCTAAGCGTTTCCCTAGTTTGGATGTTGCACAGCCTTACCACCGCAATCCTGAGAAGATTGCCAATAAGGTCTACGCTGATCGTATGGGCAATGGAAATGAAGCCTCTGGAGACGGATTTAAGTATCGTGGAAGGGGTTTGATTCAATTGACAGGCAAAGACAACTACAGGGCTTGTGGAGAGGCTTTAGGCGTGGATTTGGTAGAAGAACCTGATTTGGTATCTAGTCCGCAGTATGCGGCATTGTCTGCTGGCTGGTTTTGGGACAAGAATAAGCTGAACCAGTTTGCTGATGCCAATGACATGACAACCCTGACAAAGCGTATCAATGGTGGTACGCATGGATTGGATGACAGGGTTGCCAGAACTCAACACGCCATTGATGTCTTAATGGCTTGAGTCGTCAAATAGGTGGAGTATGACCCATATACCAAGGATAAGGACTGCTCCACCTATCACCATAAGCAGAATTATGTTAAGTATGTTAGCTAACATTTTTCACCGCCCATTCTCTTTCGTTGCGCCCTGATTTTGACTTAACTGTACGCCCTGTCAATTCAATCAAGTCCATTTTGGACAGTTCATTTAAACGCCTTGCAACCTGATTTGAGTCTAAGCCGCTAAGTTTGGCTATGCCATCCTTTCCAAGCGCACCATGAGCCTTTAAAGTGTCCACAATCATGCTGAAATGCTTGGATGCCAAGTCTTTGGCTGAGTCTGCTGACTCGTAACTGGTGATAGGGTCTGAATTCCTAACCCTGTTGAAGATAGGCAAGTCAAAAAATCTTTTCACTTCACCTCCAAAATGGATGTCATCTAATTTATTCATCATTCACTCCTGTTAAGTTAGTGTTCACTCACATTGTCGTCTCTCCGACTGTCACCACCTCTGTATATTCAACTTGTGGTTAGCTGTTTCAAGGACTGCAACTTGAAAAATTTGGGGAAGTTGCAGTTCACATATACAAGATGCTTTTATGCCCCCAAAACTTGTAAGAATCTAGAAAGGAATTTGATCGTCCATGTCCTCAATCTTGGATTTAGGCTTGCTTTGAGGTTGGCTTGGTTGATCTTCCTTGGGGCTGACAGCTAATCCCATGAACTTGCCGTTCTTGCCCTCTTTAATCCATGCTGAGAGCCAATAATCCTGACCATCAACCCGAATGTTCCCTTTGTAGTCAGGGTGGTTGTCTTTTTCCTTTTTGTCGTTCTTGAACAAAACACCTGAATTGTCACGCTGTTCCATGTTTACACCTTAATTTCATTGAGTTTTTTAACTTTGTCATCCACTTCCGCAAGAATATCAGTCAACAAAAAACAAATACACCTTGGATTTTTCAAAACAATAGAAGAAGCCTACTCTGTTTATCAGATGGCAAGAAAGGAAATGTATGGACAATTCGCCTGAAGTTACTCAGCAATCGCCTGAGT